GCCGCCAATATACAGGTATTGAATGTGCCACAGGTTGCCGTCACAAGTGACGAAAACGATCAACGTGTTCCCATTTATCATTTCAGCCATGCGCTGCGCGAGTAGTCAGGACTTGATAACCCAAACTCGGACGACGCCCCCATTCCGTTCCGGCCTCGTGCTGGGGCGGTAGCCGACGCGCTCAAGGTGTTTGCGGATGGACGCGAAAAGAACGCCGTAGAGGTTCGGGTTGCTGGGCGGTTCAACTACCGCGTGGCAGTCATCGCTCGTGAACTCCCGCCCGCGCATCTTCGCCAGCACGACGGGCTTCATCCGTTCAACCCAGTCCCGTTCGAGTAAATCAAGCTGCGTCGCGTTCATCGGTTCACTTTCTTGCACAGCCACCAGCCGATGACTATGCCGGTCAGGAGCATCAGGGTTGGTAGAAGTTGCTGGTAGGAGTAGAAAAGAAATTTCATCGGTTCAAATAAACGGCCAACACTTTTTTGAACTTCGCCGTCTCGGCTTTGATATTTTCGGTCGTGGCGACGAATGAAAGATTAAGCTCACATCCTTGGACAATGCAAATGCTGACGGAGGCAATCGGCGTGACCGTGACTGGCCTGACACTGTGGTTAATGCTCATCCAGACACGCGCCCTGTCTGTGTTGATGAACGTGCCGCGCGTCGCCACCGTAAGCGCCCGACGCCACAACCGTTGCAGATGGATGCACTCGACATCCAGCGCATCGGAAAGCTTCTTCTGTAATGCGTCGTGCCGGTAGCCTTCGGTGATTTCCTTTGAGTAATCGCGGCACAGTTGGTTGATTGAATCTTGATCGAGTAGTTCTGTTTTCATATTTCGTAATCGTGCGGCAACGGCATTTTGCAGCCGATGCACAACTTGCCGCCAATCCAGTGCGACCAGATGCGGCCATCAATCAGGGCGTGCGTCCAACCGCAGCCGGGGCAGCGCACTCGCGGGTAGGTTCGACGGGGCTTGCGCGGCTTGGTCATGCGAATTGCAACTGGCGTTTGCGTTGGCGTGAGAGCGTAACGAGAATGATTGCCGAATGGCGGCGGGATTCAACCGGCAGCTTGTCGTTGTTAAGCTCTTGCATTTCGCGGCGATCTGCAAAAGCAACAAGGCAACTGTCGCACAGCATCGTGTCGCATGGCTTGGTTTCACCGCAAGGGCACTTGGAATTTTCAAAGCTCATAAGCCTAAAGGATAAAGCAAAACGGAAAAGACAAGAGGGACAAGAGAACAAGTCCCCAGAAGAACAGAAAGAGAGAAGCCAAAAGGGAAAACCAGAGCGCACCGTGATGCGCTCGCGTTCACCCTCTGAGCTAGGCCGGTAGGTAGGGGACAGTGAATCCTGCGTGCCTTGACCCGCGTTTCTTTATCCCTCTCGGGGCGGTGGAGTATTACCACCGGGCGGCGTTCACGGCAAAAGAAAACACCGGCCAACCCTTGCGGGCCAACCGGCGTCACGATGCCAACGATTGATCGGTGAACTCCACCATGAGCGGAGAGCGCCTTGCGGCGGCTTTTGTTATCGTTGGTATCAAACTCATCATGGTCATGTTCACCGATCAAGGAGAACGCAACCAAGTTAATCGCACCGTTCACGGCGTCAAATCGAATCTTCATCTCCTAAAAACCTCCGTGCCGTCCCCGGCGGGAACGCAGTAGGGGCGTTCCTTGGGTTGTGGCGCAGACGTTGGCCGCTCGCGCCGGATGCGGTCGTTGTATTCTTGGGCGGCGTGGCTCGCCAGCTTGTGCGCCTTCGTCTTGGACTTCTCGAACCCGCCGACGCCTTCGATTGAACAACCCAGCGCATCGTTAATAAACCAATCCCACCAGCCGCTTGCTCGGCGGGACAGTCTCGGAATAGCGCGGCCCGTCACGCGGTCATGGACATTTAGGGCGTGCGGTTTCATTTGTCCAATGGCGATTTGATGCACTCTGCCGGCTTCCGCGCAAGATGGATATAAATCAGCGTCGTCTCAATCTTCCGGTGCCCCATCAAATCCTTGATACGGTAGATGTCCGTGCCAGCTTCGTAAAGATGCGTGCCAAAGCAATGCCGGAAGCAATGCGGCGTGAACCTTTGATCCAGCCCGATGAGATGCCGCGCTGCCTGAACGCATTTCTGAATGGTGTTCTCGTGGATGTGCCACCGCTTCAACCGGCCCTGATCCTCCGGGTCAGGCGAGAGATATTTTGCACCGAATACATATTGCCAGCCAAATTCACGTTCCGCGTTCCTGTATTTGTGCCGCAAGGCATCCGGCAAGGCCACGCACGCGCCGCCGTCCTGCTGCCATCGCAACCTCATGCGTTCAATCTGCGCCCTCAGATCGTCCCGCAAAGTTTCCGGCAACATCACTTGGCGGTCATGATCCTGCTTCGGCGCACGGATCGTCACCGTGCCGCGCTCGAAATCAATCTCTTGGGCGCGCAAGTCGAGGGCTTCATTGATGCGTAGCCCGCAACCGTAAAGCGTGCGGCAGACCAGCCGGTTCTCCTCACCCTGGACGGCCCGGATCAACTCAAGCGTGCGCGCCTTCGCTATCACGATGGGTAGTCGCTTCGGCTTTGCCGCCAAGCTGAACTGCCCGAAATCGCCGAGCTTCACCTTCAACACCTCGCGATAGAGGCAGACGATGGCGCACATGGCCGAGTGCTGCGTAGACCATGCCACCTTCTTCACATCCGCCAGGTAGGTCAGGAACGCGCGGATTTCCGGCTCGCGCATTTCCCTCGGATCACGGTTATGAAACGCCGCGAACTCGTAACAATAGCCGAGATACTGGGCGATGCTGCTGCGCTTGTAGCGGAGCATGGTCATCACCTCGCGCATTTCCTCGCGCAGCCGTTTCGGCTTCGGTTCTGCTTTCGCGGTGTGAATCTCCATTTTAACAGATGCCACTCGGCATATTAGATGTTAGAGAGCTTTTCACACTCCGCTCGGAGCATGTTGGAAATTTCCATGTAGATGACGACCATGCACCGGCGCTGGGTTCGTTCCTCGTCATTGAAGGCGCGAGCCTTGTCCATTTCACGCGCTCTACGCTCAAGCCGTTTCGCCATGCTCTCTAACAATTCGATGGAGCACAACGCGGCTTGGCTACTGACTTCGGCCATCATCTCTTTACGTTCGGGTGTCGCATTCATTTCGATCCTTATACCGCGCTCGCCGCCGCGTGGCTCATCTCACCGTTCAGCGGATACGGCGTCGCGTCCCCTCGCAGGTAGAGCGGATGGGCGGGCGAGCCGTCTTTGTTTTGTTTCAGGCAGTAGAGGTGCGGCAGTAGCGCCATAACCTGCTTGTCTCTGCCCATGTGGTTGCCGTCCTTGCCCCACGCCGCGATTACGATTCCCGCGCCTTGCGAGAGAGTTTTCAACGTGCGGTCATTGTCCGGCCCGATTGGGTCTTGCGCGGCCATCATGTCTCGCGGTTGCGTGGCACGGAAGGCGAAGAGATTCACCATGCAGAGTCCGCCGTAGTTCCACCGCTTCGCGTAGCCCACGCAGCGGCGGATTGTCGGGTCGTCTTGCGTCTCGTCAGCCGTCGAGGGGTTTAGTCCCACGAACATGCAGTAGGGCGCGTCACTCCATCGCCGCCACAGGTCGTAGCGATAGAGTCGGCACGGCGAAAGAACCGCTGAACAAGGCGATGCATGGAACGCGCTTATCGCGTCCATCGGCAATTCAAGAGTCTGTTGAGGCGCGTCCATGAGATTATTCGTTCGGCGATTCCGTTCCGAACGGTGGATTGCAGTAGATGAGTTCCGGCTTCGCGGTTGGTTTTCCTTCGAGGAAGTCGAGGACGTGTTGAGGCGTGAACCAGATGCCGAGCGCAGCGGCGAGGAAGCCGCCAGTTCCGCAGGCCGGGTCAATCGCCGAACCAGTCGCTGCACCCAACGATGTGGGCGTTGACGTTTTTCGTGTTTTCATAGTCTTTGGTCGCCCGCCTCGTGGATGAGCTTGTCGTTCAGGCGCAGAGCACGCGCCTTGTCCCATCGAGCCTTTGCAGCGGCGCGGGCTTGCGCCTTTGTGCGGGCTTTGGCTTTTCCCGTCCCCGCCTTGCCGCCTCGCGCCCCGATGGCGGCGAGGTATTTGGTGATTGGGTCGCTCACACGCGGCTCGCGATTGCGAAGGCTTCGATTGCGTCCTCGCGTGATTCGTAGCCTGAGAGTGCTTCCCGGCTGTCGTTGAAGATTACGAACCATTCCCCGGATACGATTTCCGAGTCTATGATTCCGCCGCCTGCATTCGGGTTGCAGAGCATCGCGCCGGGCCGTGATTCCGTCCAGCCGGTGCAGAGGGTGTTCAGTGCTTCGATTACTTGGTTCGTGTTCGTTTTCATGGCTATACACTGCCATGCGCAAGCCGGTTGCACAAGAGAAATCTGCAACTATTTTCCGATTGTTTGTAAGCCATTGAAAATGCGCCAGAACCACGGGATGCAGCGAACCCGGCTTGAGCGTTTCGGTTGCAATCATGGCGTCTTGTGGGCCGGGTCGCTGATCCCGACGTTATGCCGTCTGGTAGCCACGGTCGCCGATGACATGGATGCTTTCCGAGCCGTCGTATTCCTCAATCTCGAATTGAGCGCCTTTGGTAAGCCATTCCACATTGAGGTCGTCCGCACCGAGGACGCACACATAGGCATCAGCTTTGCCGACCGCCTCGCGGATTAGTTGCTCCGCGAGCTTGCCAGCCTTTTCCTTGTCCCCGTCGAGGACGGCTTGCACGATGTCTCGGTGAGTTGTGAGCAGCGGTTTCCACTCATCGTCGTTCCACGTTGCCCAGCCTGCCCCGAATCCGGGGGAGTAGAGCACCGCCACTTTGCCGTCTTTCTCCATTCGCGGGAAACGGCATAACAAGGCGCTGGAGGCAATAGTGCCCCCGCCTTCTGTTTTCGTTTGGTCTTCGTTGTTCATATATTTTTTGTGTTATCGGAGTCTTCCGCCGGGGCACTGTGCCTCAGCTTTTCGTTGGGCTGCTTGGCGAACGTCCTCAGTTCATCGGCAGCCGCTTTGAGTTTTTGGATTGTGTCCGGTTGCCGCGCTGCCGGATGGCACACGCGGATTAGTTTCGCAGGCCAGAGTTTTGCCACGGCATCGCCAGCGAGTTTCCCGAACGTGATTACGATGTCGGGATTGTGGTGCTCAAGCGCACACTGGATATGTCGCGGCACTGGCAGGCAGATTGTTTTCGGGTCGCCAGCGATTTCCGGCGAGGCTTCCTCCCAGATTATCGCATCACACATTTCACCGAACGCAGCCTTGAGCCTTCGGCCACTTACGCAGCCAGCGAATAGCGAGTAGTGGATCAGTCGCAGACGGTATTCGTCCCGTTTCATCCAGTGCATCCGCTCGATGCTTGCCTTGACCTTTTCCGGGTCACGCACCCACATATTTTGCATGAAGGCCACGACGACGCAGCCCAACAATTCCTTGCTGACAACCGCCTTATCGCTGGTGATTCGAGAGTCACCGGCTTCGGCGGGCATCGCGGGCGGCATTGAGGTTGTAGACATCTTGGCGGCGGTGTTAGAGTTTCACGTTCTGCCTACCAGTCCCACCGTCTCAGTGTTTCAGCCAGCCCGAGCACGTAGCGCAGAGTTGCTGCGCGCTCGCGGCGCAGTTCGCGGGCCGGACAACACGAGTCCTCGTCGGCCACGATCTTTTCTATTGCCGTGGCATCTTCGTCGAGTGCCCGGCACAGGGCGTCATAGGCTTCGTCCCACGGGTAGGCAGAACCACTTGCTGCACCAGAACCCGGCTTGGCTTGGGCAGTTCGGACGCCCGTTTCTTCGTTCACATTTTCTAGTTTCATAAAGTCTCTTTCGGTTGCGCCGCCGGGTCGGTGAGCTTTTCGTTAGCAGCATCCCATGCGTCCGCCGCCTCTGCCTTGCTGCGTTTCCAGAGTTTCATCGGCGGGGACTTCCAAACTTCCTCGCAATCTTCATTTGGGCAGGTGTAGGCGAACTCCTTGCCGTGGTTATCCCGCGTCGCTTCGAGTCTCACCGGCGAGAATCCACACCGCCAGCACGGTAGCACATCGCGCCCCCACTTTTGCTTGCCCACGAGACTGCTGCTAACAACCGGCTGCACGCGAACCGGCGCGGGCCTCAGCAGTTCAGATGTCGGAGACGTATTCACGGTTTCTCTTGTTCTCGCGCCGGTCGGTGAGCCGGAGCGTTAGCCGAAGGCTGATACGTCACGCGGTCTGCCACCATCATGCAGAAGTTCGCCACGTCGGCGCATTCGTCGGCGGTCTTTTCCGGGTTGGGGCTGTCGATGCCTTCCGAGTGAGCCGTAAAGGACTGTTGCACTTCCACGGTTTCGTCGAGCATCCGTTCCACCAGTTCCCACGGGTGGTCTTTGAGCCATCCTTCGCGGTCGCCCTTGTGCCGGTTCTTCGCGAGCTTGGCTTCCATGCGTTTCGCGAAGGCGAGCACATGCGGCCACGTCGGGGAATCGGCTAACAAATCACTGGAGGCAACAGCGCCCCCGTCTTGCATTTGAGCATCACTTTTCATCGGTTGTTTCCTTTGGTTGCGAGGCGTCGCTGTCGGCGCTGTGCCTCAGTTCTACGTTCGGCCACACCCGGCGCGACTCGTCGCCCCAGATGTCCAGCCCTGCCGCGAAGCACAGCCAGATGAGCCGGATGACTCGCGGGTTTTGGTCGTCAGGCCGTTGCGTGTGAAGTCTCGGCAGCCAGAACCACCACACGAAGTTGAAGCGGCTACGATATTCGCCATCCGGTTCTGCGTAGCCTCTTGGCGCGATGAAGCAGTGTGGCCGAACCAGTCGCTTCAGCGAACGGCGGGATTGCGTCTCAGTTATATTCATAGCGTCTTGTGCCCGCCGTCGCTGAGCTTGTCGTTCGGTGAAATTGGGATGCCGCCACCAGCAGTCTCCGTCGGCGTGGCCTTTGCTTCGGAAGAAGGCAATTTCTGGTTGGCGGCAAAGAGTTCGCGCACGGCTTCATTCAGGCGCGAGAGCATCATCTGCATTTTGATGCGGTCTATCAGGTCGTGCGCTTCGATGGTCAGGATTTCCACCCCTTCATCGTCTCGCACCGGCACTTGGATTTCCTTCGTGGCGACACCTTGGCCGGGCTTCACTTCGGGGACGGTGATTGTGAATGGCACGTATTTCACCGAACCCGTCGTCGCAGCCAACCCCGCGCAGGCGTCCTGATTTTCGTTGCTCGTTTTCGTTTCCATAGCGTTCAGATTTTCGGCGCGGGGCGGCTGGACTCTGCGTAGGGCGCAAAGGCCGCGATGCGTTCTCCGAGGATGTTTGCATACAGGGTCATCGCTTCCAGTTGGCGGTTGAGCCTCGATCGTTCGGTTGCGTCCAGCGAGCGATACAGGTCTCCACCAATGAAGGCGGTCAGCTTGTTGCGCTTGTCGTCCAGTTCGGTCTTTTCGGTCACTACTCGTTCTTGATGCAGTTTCATTTTAGTTTTTCTGTTGTTCGTGCGCCCGAACCACTGCATGGAGCACAACGGCGGGCGCGTTGCCGTCGTGCAAATTCGTGCGTCACTTGTGCCCGCCGTGGCTCATGCAGACGTTCGGCGCTTGGCATTGTGCCGTCCACGCTGGCAGTGACCATGACAGCACGGCGTCCACCGCATTCCGGTATTCGTGGTCGGCAGAGTATCGCTCTGATTGTAGGGCGAGCATCGCGAGCCTGTGCGCCGATTCCACGCTCCTTTCCAGCGCCGAACCATGCGGTGCAGCCAATGAGCTACATCGCGGGCAGGTGGACGTTTTCAGTCCTTCCCACGTTGCTCCACATTGACACTCTCTTTTTCTGTAGGCGCTCATGGCTGGATTTTGTCGTTCGGCGGAAGTGCGGCATCCATGAGTCCCTTTGCACAACGGAAGATTTCGAGCTTCGACTCGGCAGCGGCGCGGCGTTGCGCTTCGACGCAGGCCACGTCCGCGAAGTATGCGACGGCCATCCGCAGAGTTCTTCGAGACTCGCCGCAGTCTATGTCCTCGGTGATGTCGTTGCTGATTTTTGCGGCGCATTGAGCCTGTTTGTCCGTGAACCGCCGAACAAGCTCACTGGAGCGAACGTGGGCGGGCCGTGTGGGTTTGCTCATAAAGGTTTCTGGTTTTCGAGCGTCGCAGATCCGCGTCGCTCAGTTCGGTCGTTCTGACTAGCGCGGCGCATCGCGGTGTCACGCTTCTTGAGGAGCGCGCTGATTGGTTTCACGAACTTCTCGACGACGGCACGCACCTTTTCCTTGTCGGCACATTCTTTGCAGATGTCAGGCTGGTGGACGCAGCCGCAGATTATCGCCTCGCAGGTGTGGCAGTAATCACGGGCGCAGACTTTGCACTTCGTCAGCCATGACGATTCACGCTTGCACACGTCGCAGGCTTCGACCGTCTTTGCTGGTATTTTGATTTTCATTTTGTTCGACGTGATGCCCAACCACGGGATGCAGAGAACCCGGCTTGGGCGTTTCAGTTTCAATTCATGCGTCTTGTGGGCCGGGTCTCTGATCCCGACCGTTAGGGCAATGAGCACGCACCACTTCAGCCGCAGCGCGTTTGGATTCCAGATGGCGAGCCATCGCGGCCTCGCAGTATTGAGCGGAGCAGTATGTCACCATCTCAGCTTTCGCCGCTTCCTCGTCACCTCCGAAGTCCGCTTGCACGAGATGCCGGATTTGCACCAAGTCCCACGGATAGGGATTGTCGAGCAGGTCACGAATTGCCCTAACCATGCGCGGCAGCGAACGGCTGGATTGCGCCTCGGTTTCAATCATGGCGTTTTGGCCCAGCCGTCGCTGAGCTTGGGTCGTTAGATTTTGCGCGCCGCTCTGTGCTCGCGGTTTTCTCCCCCACCTCCGCCCACCGAAGAAGAGCAATGCGACGCATCTCCTCTTTTCGCTCGGCTTTGGTGCTACCCTTCCAGCGATTCCTTGCGCCTTTTTTACCCATGTCGGATGCGTTCATTTTTTCACCGGACTCCGAAGTCCTAGTCCCGCGTTTTGATGCGACCTTTTATCTCCGACCTCCCACGCTGGTATGCTGAACCATCCTCCGGGATGACAGCATGATCCGCCGGATGAGCGAAACCGCTCATCCCCCTTCTTGAGTTTTTCCCCGAACCTGATTTTTCGATGCGTCATAAAAAGCGTTCTTTGAGTCGTTGTCAGCCCAGCCCTATCGTGTCGCGCCTCGGTCGTCTTTCGACTCCGGTGATACACGCTCACACTGGCATTACTTGTTCGCTCTCGCCCGAAGGCCGCGCCATCCGAAGATGACGACTCGCTTGCGTTGTGCCGGTGAGCGCCGCGTGCGCTTACCAAGGATTTCGGTTTCGTTGTGACGACTCAAAGAACTGCGGGAAGTATCATGCGTGACGTTACGCATTGCAAGAAGTTTGTTGAGATTGTTTTTTGGGCGCTCCGCTACCTCCTCCCGCTCCATTCAGCAGCGAAAGCTCGGCTCTTAATTGGCAAAATCTAACCATGCGCTACAGCGAACGGCTACGGCTCGCAGACTCGCCTTCGCCGTCGCTGAGCTTTTCGTTGGCCGTCAGCAGCTTCGGGTTGAGGCGGATTAAAACGCCAGCGCGTGTAGGCACCCATCGGTGTTTGAGCAGCCGCCAGAAGATGTGCGGTGTCAGCGACCAGTATTCGGGTTTGTAGGCGCGTTTCATTGCTTCGTCAATTCCAGCACGCGCAACGTGCGCTGTTTGCCTTTGCCTTCCCAAGAATGAATTTGAATCCTGCCGCCGCTGGCAAGCCAGATGGCGTGACGCGGTTCCGCCTTCGTCTTGGCAACGCGCGCGTGATAGTTGCTCGTGCTTAGACCGCCTGTGACTTGAACGAGCATCACGCCTCGCGACGGCGAGCAAGCGAGCAAGTCAGCAAAACCAAACGCGTCCCGCGTGATGAATGTTTTCGGGATGCGTTGCTCAACTACCGCCACCGTCCACCCTTCGGCTTCAAGATGCTTCACGCTGGCGTTGTTCGCCGCGAACGGCTTGGCGCGTTTCGGTTTGGTTTCTGAAATGTCGGCGATCATTTTGTTGTGGCGCTGGTTTCTTTGAACTCCAGCAAAGTCACTGTGAACCAGCTTTTCCGTCTGTCCGGGCAATTTACTTATCTTGGTTTCATCGTTGGCTATACTGGCTTTGTCCAACGCTACGCTATCGCTTGCGCGACCCGAGTGCGTGAATGTCTTGAAACTACTCCTCGCGTTCCGCGTGTTCCGCCTTCACGAGTTCGACTGTGCATCGTTTGCCGAAAGGATTGACCTCAAGGCTGCGAATCGCTTCCTCGGTTGTTTCAACTATGACACGCGGATTGCCGGTTTCCGGGTCGCTGCCGATCTCGGTAATAGTGCCGGTCAGTTTTGTGTTTTTCATTAGGTTTGTTGTTCTACGAATTTATGTCGAAACGCTCGTCGGCGGGTTCGGGTTGCGGTTGCGTTGGCTTGAACCGCTTTGGCTCGCTGCCGTTTATCTCAACAAGGCGCGCGTAGGCGGCGTCCAGACGCTCAAGGAAGCCCGCCAGCGCGTCGGCAATGACCGCTTGAATCTTCTCGTCACGCTCAACCACAAGCACGAGCTTTGGCAACCGGCGGCCGTAGGAGATGAAATGCCATTTCTGCCATCGGGTGACGAACATTGAGAAGTGAACTTGCGGGCCGTATTCTTCAGGCAAGCCGCCGGCCAAAAGATACTTCACCTGATTCGGTGCCTGCGGGCATTTCAACTCGATCCCCGCCGTGCCGATAACGCCATCGGGCGAACACCCGGCGCGACCGTCATCCGTGGTGATGAACGCGGGACGGTGAATCTCGTCGCCGAATTTGAACGCTAGCCAGTTGCGCGCTTCTTCTTCCAAGAGGTTGCCATCTTCGGCGGCGTGAGAAACCCAGCCATCTTGCATCGGCTGGCCTGTCCAACGCTCGGCGAGCTTTTTGTTGAGATACGTTTTCGGCATCTCGCCTTTGCGAATCTCCCATTTGTCGGTCACAAGGTTTCCAAACTCACTCGCGGTCACGACGCCAGCGCGGGCTGTCAGCCATTCCAATCCGCCTTGCTCGAAGCCGCTGAACACTTTCACTTCGAGCCTTTCGCTTTATCGCGCAACGACGAATCCAGCATGTCGTATTTGCTCGCCCTGATTTCGGAGAACTTCTTGGCCCCAGCGAACGCGAGGAAGCGCGGAACATCGCCGTTCAGTTCTTTGACGCGCCGCTCAAGTTCATCGGCGACGGCCTGAGTCACGAACGCATCCGGGTTGCCTTCCATGTGCGGGTCGTTTTCTTCGTTGAGGCAATCCTGGCGGATGACAATGTTGAGAGCCTGCAACAGTGCGTTGCGCTTCGCCGTGGTGGACGCCTTGCAATCGGCCTGCGTCTCACTGTCAGCCTTGCCACTTACGCGCACGGCGTAGCGGTTGAGTTCCTTGTGACCGCCCGCGTGCCTAAGTTCGCACGTCACGACGATTTTGTTTTCGTGGTAGTCCTGGGAAAACTTGATGCTGAATCCGTTTTCCGAAAGCGGCTTTCCGATCTGGCGCATCACGTCCTCGAATCGCTCATACTTTCCCCGGTTCGGAATGATGGACGAAGCGACAATGGTTGGCAGTTCGCTTTGGAGCTTGGCGAAAGAGGCGTTGAACTTGCGTTCGCCGTCCATCGCCAGCAGCCGCTCCATGACGGCGAGGCTGTCTTTGTCGAGCGCCTTGGATGCCGCCGCGTTAAATGCGGATTCGATTGTGATGACGCCTTGCGGCTCAACCGGCGCGACGGCCCGCGAACCGCCGGGCATGACTTCGAGTTGGGTTTCTTTGTTCATGTCGCGGCCTCGGTGTGGAATTTCACGGTTTCAATCAGTTTCGGCTTGATGCTTTCCGCGTTCTCGATGATGAGCGTGCAGCCGTCCAGTTCCTTCAACCAGTTCACCGCGCCGCACGAGCCGCTGTTGTGCCTGCGCGTCCAGCCGTCCAAGCCAAACAGGGAAGCGATTTGCTTCGGCTCAAGCGGATTCTCGCCCCATGTCCGATGGTTGATGGAGATTTCCTTTTCGTTCCACCCGTAGGCTCGCCACTCGATCTGCTCAAGTGCGGCTGCGTGCTTGGCAAAAAACGCCCGCAGAGCGGCAATGCACCGTTCTGTTTTTTTGAAGTTTTCCTCCGCTGATTCGATTTTGGTCATAGTTTTGTGTTGGTTGTGTTAAACGATTCTCTCCGCAATTTCCGCGTGCCGCGTCAGCAAATAGGAAAGCTCCGGCATGCCTTTATCCATCGCGTGCATCGCCATGTTGGTAAGCGTCGTCCGCGAATACTCCCCGTTGACGTTGAACGACTGCCCGAACGCCACGTTGAATTTCGCAATGGTATCCTCCAGCGATTCCACCGGCTGCACGGCCATTGTTGGGCGGAGGCATTCGTTGACGGTCGCGGTCAAAGTCTTGCCCTCATCCTCGCGCTCGGCTTGTCCGCGATGCTCAAGATCGGGCGGGCCTTCGTTGAATCTGTCAAATTTGCTCATTTGAAAATGCTATTTCCGTTCCATGTCCCAAGCGGAACTTCCTGCCGGTAAATCTTCATGAGTTTTACGCTGGCGGTCTTCACGGCGGCGGCGTAGGCATCGCGGGCGGGCTTCACGGCGGCGGCGTAGGCATCGCGGGCGGGCTTCACGGCGGCGTCGTAGGCATCGCTGGCGGGCTTCACGGTGGCGGCGTAGGCATCGCGGGCGGGCTTCACGGCGGCGTCGTAGGCATCGCGGGCGGGCTTGAATTTCAACATGTCAAGCACGGGCCTGAAATTGTTCAGCCGAGCCACTTGTTCGCTCGGCGATTTTGAGGATAGGATGAACGCAATCCGGTTCGTGGCCGGTTCGGTCAACTTCTCGAAAAGCACTTCGTGATGACAGCACCATGCGTGCGTTGCGTTCGGATGTTTTAAGAACGCTGCCCGGCACCGCTTTTCAGCCGCTTTGATTTGTTTGGTTTGGGTCATAATTATTTCGCTTTCCTCCGTGCTGCTCCGGCGAGAATCACCAAATCGTTTTTCAGCTTCACCGCGTCGCGCTTGAAAATCTCGACCTGATAGCCAAACAGCGGGTCAACGTTGTCAGCGAGCTTCCGCGCAACTTCCAAGTCTCGCACGAGTTGTTCGGCGACCGTCTCGCAGGTGTCGGTTGCTTGGTAAAGTTTCATTGCGTCGCCAGCGTCTCAGTTTTCAGGGTTGTTGAACATGGACAAACGCCCAACGGACTTGCACTTTCAGTTCAGAGGTGAAATCGTTTTTGGAAGTGATTACGCATTGTCATACATTCGGAGCACGTCACAAACCAGTTCGCGCTTGCGTCCGCTGAATAGAAAAGCCCATTCGCTCTTTTACAGATTTCACAATTCATAATGTTCAATCGTTGTGCGGCATGTCTTGGTCGCTGATTTTCGCGGCACACTCAAACCGTGTCCACTTCGGAATGAATGTGAGGTTGACCGGGCCGCGTGGGCCGCTTCTCTGCTTCTCAACGTGCAAGCAAACCGCTTCGCCGTGCATGTTCCCGCCTTCACTCCGGTTGAGTTTCCAAATCGCGTCCGCGTGCTGTCCGGTCGCCCTGGACTCGCGCAACTTCCCATCGTCGTTTAACTGCGACAACACAATCACCGGCGCATCCATTTCTTTTGCAAGCTGCTTCAAACCGACGGCAACCTGGGCAACCTCCTGCTCACGGTTGCCTTTAGCATGTGCCTCGGGGCACGTCACCAGTTGCAAGTAGTCCACAACCCACAACGAGATTTTGTTTTTCTGATTCAGCCTCCGCGCCATTGCCCGCAGTTGTGAAATGGTCATGTCGCTGCCATCCTCGATGTAAATTCCGGCGTGCGATATGTTGCCGCTTGCCGTCGCCATGCGTTGAAAGTCGCGTTCGCACAGTTCACCGCGCAGGTTTACTCGCGCACGAGCGCCAATCATCCGCTTGATTAACTCCACACCGGACATTTCAAGCGAAAACACACCAACCGACTTTTTCAAATCAATCGCAACGTGTTCCGCAATGTTCATGGCGAGCGCAGACTTTCCGACGTTCGGGAACGCTGCCAGAACGATAAGCTCGCCGCCGTGCATTCCGTCGGTAAAATTGTCGAGGTCAATTAACCCGGTCGTCAGCCCGCCGATTCCGTTACGCTTGTGCCGATCTTCGATCTCGCCGATGGCCGAGTGAACCAGTTCCTTGATGCCCGTCGAGATCGCGACCCTCTCAACGCGGACAGCGAGGGCCGCGCGCTCCATCTCGTCAATCAGCGCGCCAACATCCGCCGAGCATTCGTAAGCACGATCTAAAAAGGTAGCGCAGTGCCGGATTGCTTTTCGCAGTGTCCACTTTTCGGTCAACACGTCGAGGTAGATGCGGAGATTCGCCGCCGATGGCGTGGCGTCCTGTAGCGAACTCAGGTAGGTGATATTGCCAACTTGTTCCAACTTATTCACTGCGTTCAAGCGTTGCTGGACTGTGAACATGTCAACCGGGATTTGCTCGTCGCGCAGTTCGCGCGCGGCCTTGAAAATTTCCCAGTGCCGCAAATCGTAGAACGCCCCTTCTCCGATTGCGGCGCACTCATCCAGGCAGGCAGGATCCCAAAGTATGCAGCCCAAGACGCCTTGCTCGGCTTCGACGGAGTGCGGTGGGTGCCGGTCGTGTGATTCCATGTCAGTAGTTTCCCGAGGTTGTCACGGCGGCGTGCGTCGGTGGTGCCGCCTTCCCGTTCCGCTTCGGCTGCATTGGCCGGCCATCGCCTTCCCACCAGCCCTTGCACCGATCCGCGTATTTTCGCCAAGCCTTCTTTTTCTCCCATTGATCCGCCTCGGCAGCGAGAAACTTGTCCCTCGCATACCACTCGGCAACCAAAGTTATGCTTTTGCAGTAGCCCCACCATTCTTCCCAGTTTGGTGTTTCTGAAAAAGAGTGAGCGCCTGACGTTTCGCCTTCCTTCCTTCCTTCCTTCCTTCCTTCCTTCGTTGACGTGTCCGTGACGCCCGCATGACGCCCGCCTGACGTTTCGGATGCAACTTCAACAACTTCAAGCCAATCGGTGTTATTTTCTAGGTAGGAAATGGCCGTATTCAGGTGGACGTCAGGCAGACGACACTTGGCTGACATCGAGGTGACGTTATGGGGTTCGCCGTTGCCGCGAATCAGCGACCCACGGGGCGTGCATTTCGAGGCCAGTTGAACCATGAGAATCCAACCTGTGAAGATCACCGGGCCGTCAGGGTGAAGCATCATCGTGCTGAACGTCTCGCCATCGTGCCGGTTTGGGATGGCGACCCAACGGCAGTTCTCAATTACGCGCGAACGGTTGTTCTCAAAGTGCCTGTTCCAATCGCGAATCTTGTAAAGTTTCATGCGTGAAATTTCAGTGCGTCACTCGCCAGACGTTGGAAGCGGCTGAACAGCCCAGCACGAATGCTGTGAAGATTACCGTTTGCGCCAGCGAGGGACGCACAGAAGTTTCGATGGATTGATTGCATTTGCACTGTTCAAAGTATCGCGCGGCTTCCAAACCGTTTCTCGCGAGCAACGACAGAAAAACAAACCCCGCGCACCGCGTCAAACAAAAACGCGACGCGTTTCCAAGTCGCGTGATTCTCAGGCCGGCAGTTCGCCGTGCCAAGGCCGCCCGCGTGGACGCTGCCCTGCACGCACTGGCTGCCCGCCATTGCGTTTTGCCGCCGCAACCTTGGCTTGGGAGCGGGAACGGCCCCCGGTGCGTCCTAGGGCAGCGGCAGCTGCAGCGCGTGAAGCGTCGTCAATGTCCATGATCTGAGTTGAGGTGAACCTTTTCACGTCGCGCCCCCAATCACCCGAAGTTCAATGACTCCAGGACTGATGACCGTCAGTTACAAATGTCTGCCAGCTGGAAAGCCTGCCGCTTGCAGCCACTTGCCCTTGAGTCGAACCGTCGGCACCGTCTTGCGCGCGAAGTAGTCCCCGCGCTCCTCGATTTTCAATTTACGTTTCACAATCCACGCTCCTTCCTGAGTTGAAGTTTCAGCTTACGATCCGCACGCGCCACGGCCTGCGACTCAAGCCGCAGCTTCTTACGCTCCTTCCGCTCCTTGGCTTTGACCGCTGCCGCAGCCGACGCCCGGCAGTGAATCAGCCAACGATACACGTCGCACGCTTTGGCCGAATAGCTGCGCTGCGTCTTGGCCGCGCGAATCGAAATCACGTCGCCAGCCTCAAGACTCACCACGAGCTTGCGCCCACGGTCACAGCCGAAAGACCCGTCCAGCGCATCGCGAGTGACCGCACGCGCCGGACTGGCCTTTGATTCGATAACCTCGCCGGATGCGTCGCGCACCGGGCGCTGGTGACCAAACAATTTCACAGCGCACCAGCCATTTCCCGCAGCTTGCGATTGATGACGGTCGGATATTTGCTCCCGCGCCGTGTGGATTGAACAGCGAACACCACGCAACGGCACTCCATGCACTCACCGCGAAAGCCCTTGCTGATTGCCAAGTCCACAACGAACCGGCCCTTGCCGTCGTCGCCGAAACCGAGCGGTAGCTTTTGCGTCATCCGCGCATCGTAACTGAGCGCATCTTTGCCGCAATCAGGACAGACCGCCTTGCCGCCAATGTAGGGGATTGATTTCATGGTGTTAGAGGCTCAACTCAAGCCCGGTGTGGTGTTCAATGCACTGCTTCAACCCGTCGGCGTAAACGCCGTCAACGCTCGCCTCCAACTTGGCCGGATGCCGCGCAATCGCGCCACGGTAGAAGTCAACGCGGTAGGTGTCGGAAGGCTCAAGCGTCACGACGATTTTATCAATCCGCTTTGGCGAGCCGCGCAGATTGAAGATCAAAGAGTTTGCGGCCCCGAGTTTGTTCATCGTCCCCATCATCATAAAAGCGAGGGCGCCTATCTGATGCGCGATTGTGTTCGCGACCTGCATTTTGTTTTCCGTTGTCGTCATAGTTGGGCCTTTTTTGTTTCGTCCAAGTCATCTTGAACACCACCAGAATAAACCCAACCGCTTGGCTATTGGAATGGACTAATCGCCCACCAACTTGCATTTATCGCCCAAACATGTCCTTTCATCACAAAAGGATTGACTTCATATCTTTTCAGGTCATTAAAATGGGTGCGTGAAGACGCCGACACTTTCCAAACTTCCAGATCGAATTTCAAAGCGCGGGCGCGTCAACGAGGGAAGGCCCACGGATTACCGAGCAGAATTTTGCGAGCGTGCGATTGAGCTTGGAAAGCTAGGCTGGTCTTTCTGCATGATGGCCTGCGAATTCGACATCGCAGAGAAAAACTTCTACGAGTGGATTCAAAAATACCCCGAGTTTCGTCAGGCGACCACGCGCGCGCGACATGAAGCTCAGTCGTTCTTCGAGCGCAAAGGGATCGAAAACCTCGGGAATCGCGATTTCAATCCGAAGCTCTGGGAAATTCAAGTTCGCTGCCGGTTTCCCGAAACTTATCGCGACACGGTGCGGACCGAATTGACTGGAGCGAACGGCGGCGCAATCAAAGTCCAGGAGATGCCGGTCGTGTCGGATGCTGAATTGCTCAAGCTCGCCGATCCTTCCAAGTTCAAAAACTGATGGCCTCCAAGCTCAACCTGACATCTGCCGAAGCTGCTGACTGGCTTTTGTGCCGTCGCCAGTTGCCCCGGTGGTGTCGGAAAGTTGGGTTTGAGCCTGCGATGCACCATGACCTTGTGCTGCGTGCGCTGGATGAAGTCAGCCGGGGCGAGTGCAAACGGCTGGCGATCTTCATGCCGCCGGGGTCGGCAAAGTCCACCTATGCGAGCATCCTTTTCCCAGCTTGGTATCTCGGCAGGCACGCGGGGCATTGTGTTATTGCGGCCTCGCACACCCAAGAGCTTGCCGATTCGTTCGGCCGGCGAGTTCGTAACTTGGTAGCCGAGTGGGGGCCGCTGCTGGGCTACAAACTCGCGGAGGATTCGCAGGCCGCAGGACGCTGGGCGACGACGAACCAAGGTGAGTATTTCGCGGTAGGCGTTGGCGGTTCGGTGACTGGACGGCGGGCTGACCTCGCGCTGATTGACGACCCGGTGCGCTCTGCCGAAGATGCGGATTCAAAGCTGAACCGCGACCGGCAATGGGAATGGTATCGCTTCGATTTGATGACACGGTTGAAACCCGGCGCTTCCGTCGTGCTGATTCAAACTCGCTGGCATGAGGATGATCTTGCCGGCCGCATCCTTGCAGCCGAAGGGAAGGACTGGAAAGTCATACGGCTGCCGATGGTGGCGGAGGAGAACGATGCTATTGGTCGAACGGAAGGACAGCCGCTTTGGCCGGAATACTTCACCGAAGGCATGCGCGACACGGCCAGGCAGTCCTCGCGCGTCTGGTCTGCGCTGTATCAGCAACGGCCCGCCCCCGAAGAGGGCGGATTCTTCAAACGTGATTGGCTCAAAGGCTATGAGCCTGCCGAACTGCCATCGAACCTCCGCTACTACCTCGCCTCAGACCATGCCGTGAGTCTCAAGCAAGAGGCGGACAAGACGTGCTTCATGCCGGTCGGCGTGGACACGGCTGGGGTGATTTGGGTTCTGCCCGACTTGGTTTGGGATCGGCTGGACGGTCAAGGCCAGGTTGACGCGGCCATGCGATTGATGAAGGCGCACCAGCCGCTGACGTGGTGGGCCGAGTCCGGGCACATCTCCAAGTCAATCGGGCCTTTTCTGCGGCGTCGAATGTTGGATGAGCGTTGCTACGTCCACATTGACGAGGTTGTGCCGGCCAAAGACAAGCGCACGCGGGCGCAGTCCATCGCGGGCCGTATGAGCATGGGCATGGTTCGATTCCCGAAGTTCGCGCCGTGGTGGGAACGCGCCGAGGCGGAACTGCTCTCGTTCGACACTGGCACGCATGATGACTTCGTTGATGCGCTGGCGCATGTCGGCATGGGTCTGGACACGATTTTGAACGCGCCGGGGTTGAATCCCAAGGTGCAACCCGTCGAACAATCCGCCGACTACTTCGCGGCCATCGAACAACGGCGGCAGTCGCCCGTGAAAGGCTGGTAAAAATATGCAACCACTCGGAATGATTGACCGCCTCAAGACTGCTGGAAAAACCCTGCTGACCGGCAAGATGCCCAACCCGCTCGCCCAGGAGCCTCGGCAGAAGGGCCGAAAAGAGTTGGTCGCGGAAATGAACGAGTGGGCGACTGAAACTCGGGCATTCTGGAAACCCATCTTCGACCGCATCAAAGAGGAGCAGGATTTCGCTGCCGGTCATCAATGGCCGTCCGATTACAAATGCAAGGGCGACGAACGAGAGCCTTTCATCGGCGACGTGATCCAGCAGATGCTCAATCGCAAGACAGCCTCGCTCTACGCCAAGAATCCAACGCCCGAGGCGAAGATGGCCGAGAAGATGAACTATGCTGTGTGGGACGAATCTCAGGAGAGCTTGAACGGGGCGAAGGCGATACTTGAGGCGGCTGGCCCGATTCTGAAACAGGCACAGCAGGCGATTATGATGGGGCAGGAGATCCCGCCGCCACCGCCCGAAATCGAGTTCGCGCAGTCCATCGTGAAGGATTACGAGGCAGGCATGGCCGAGAAGGCGATGTATGACAAGATTGCGCGCACGGCTTCCCTGTTGCTCGACCAGCAATGGCGCGTGCAGTCCCCGGAATTCCTCGCGAGCATGAAGCAACTGGTGACTCGCGTTCTGACTTCCCGGGTGGCGTTCATCAAGGTGATGTATCGGAGCAAAGGCGACGGGAAAGAGGTCGCAGCGCAGTCGGCGAACCTGCCCGTGGACGACATTGCGGCGCTCAAGATGCGGCTGGAGGCGATGAGTGAGCCGGACTTTGACCAAGATTCGAGTGAGGTGGAGGAAACGCGGCTGCTCATGCAGTCAATGGCGCAACGGATGGCCGGCGCGCAGCAACAGCCCACACCTGACGACGAGCCGGACAACGAGGGATTGGTATATGACTTTCTGCCAGCAACCGCTGTCCTGATTGACCGCCGTTGCCGTGGACTTCGGGAGCTCATCGCGGCCAAGCGTATCGCGCACGAGATTGTCATGCCGTATGAGGAGTGCGAGCGGGTCTATGGCGTGAGCCTGGACGACACTGGGGCCGTCTGCTACGAGGAAACCGGCAAGGAACGTCAGCCGAAGGCGAAGGCGGAGCGGTCGAGCGGCGACGATGGCGACAAGGGACAAGTCTGCGTCTGGCACATCGAGGACAAGGAGACTGGTCTGTGCTACGTCGTTTGCGATGGCGTCAAAGACTTCCTGCGCGAACCCTACGCCAACGAGCCGAAGGTTGCGCGCTTCTGGAGCATCGTCCCGGTAGTGTTAAACGTGCAGGAGGTTGAGGTCAACGAGCCTGAAAAGGACGTGACGATTTACCCGCGCTCGGACGTTCGACTCGCGATGCCGATGCAACAGGACATCAACAACGCTGGCGAGGGATTACGCGAGCATCGCGTTGCAAACCGGCCTTGGTGGATTGGTGATGCGGCTGCGTGGGGAGAAAAAGACCGAAAGAAGTTAGCGTCCCCCCGTCAGGCTCACGAAATTTTGATGGTGGAAGCTCTTGCGATGGGTAAGAAACTTGATGATGCCATAATGCCCGGGCCGCTTCAAGCCATTGACCCCAAGCTTTACGATCCGTCCCCCAGCAATCAGGCCATGATGCTCGCCACGGGAATGCAGCCGTCGAACTTGGGCGCGCAACGTGCCGACGAGACGGCGACCGGGCAGAGCATCGCGGAAGGTTCGCGCATTTCCGCCGACGCCAGCAACACGGACGACTTGGACTTTGCGCTTTCCACCATCGCACAGATGAGTTGGGAAATGCTGGCGCAGGAGATGCCCGAGGAGCGCGTCAAGAAGCTGGTCGGTCGCGGGGCGGTGTGGCCGAGGCTTTCGATGGACGCGATTCGGTCGGAGATTTACTTGCAAATCGAGGCGGGTTCATCCGGCAAGCCTAATGCGGCGATGGAATTGCAGAAGTTAGAGAAGGCGCTGCCGTTGTTGATCGAAGTGATGACGCAAGAAGGCAAGAGCTTGGTGCCGGTCATCAAGATGCTGGGTCGCGCGGCGGATTCCAACATTGACGTGGACGACCTGTTGAAGCCCGCGCAGATACAGGGGCCGCAACCCGTGATGCCTGCCGCGCCGGGGCAGCAAGGCGCACCGGGCGGGCCGCTGCCGCCGGGCAACGCCGCGACGAATGTTCCGCAGCCGGGACAAGCGCCGGGTGCGCCACCGCTGCCGCCGGCCAGCCGACAGCAAGCCATGCAGACGGCAAACGGCTGAAATAATTTGACAGCAACTACAACCCAAACTAAACATGCCCACAGAAATTGACGCTACACCGGCTTCGTCACCCGGAACGGACGTGACTGGAGTTTCGTCCAACTCACCGGATGTAACATCGGATTCATCCACCGAAGGCGCAGATTTCAAGCCGGATTTGATGGCGAAGCTCAACGAGATTGAGGCCGATCACAACGGCGAGGAACCGGAAGCCCCGCCAGCTACCACGACCGAGGAAGCCACGGAGGAAGCCGAACCCAAAACGGATGAGCCGGGTGAGGACGAAGCCGGGGCAGGCGAGAAGGTTGATCTTTCCCAAGCAGGACAGGAAAAGCAGTTCACCGAACGGCCTGAGTGGCAAAAGGCGCTCAAGCTGGTCGCCCCTGAAAAGGCGAAGGAGATGCGCGGGATTCTGCGCAGCTTCTACGAACGTGAAGCGGCAACGACCAAGCAACTCGAAGTTTTCAAACCCTCTCACGAGCGGGTTGAACGTCTCCGCAAAGCGGTGGGCGATGAAGGCGTGGAGAATTCCATTGCTCTCGTTGAACTCTGGCAGCGCGGCGACGAGCGGGCTGAGGCGATGCTGACGGAACTGTTGACGGACTTGCAGACCAGACGCGGCGCGAAGCTTAGTTCCCCGGACTTGCTCAAAAAGGCAGAAGCCTTGAAACAAAAAGTTGAGCAGGGTTTGATGGACGAGGCCGAAGCCGAGGAGGAAAACAAGCTCCTGTCCGAGTTGGAGCGCACACGCGCCGGATTGAAGCAGACCGAGGCGGAAAAGCAGGCGAGCCACAAGGCCACGCAGCAAGCCGCCTACGAGAAGATGATGACCGAGCACACGACGGCGCTCAACGATTGGGAAGCTCAGATTGTAAAGTCAGACCCGGATTACTTGTTTCGCAAGGACGACGGGACGCCGACGATTCAGGATAACGTAAAAAATCAGGCGTTTGCGGAGATCAACAATCTGATGGCGACCAAGCAGGGGCCGGTGACCATTGCTGAAAAGCTGGCAATCGTGAAGAAAGCCTACCAACAGCAGAAGGCATTTGCCTCGCAGCGCACTCGAACGACTCGCATTCCTGTTACGACGAATGGCTCATCCAGAAACGTCCGACCGAAGCCGACCAATCTGATGGAAACCCTCGATGCACTTGAGGAGCAACATAACGCAGATTGACGGTGAAGCCGGGCACAACCAAAAGGTGAGTTATGCCATTTACAGTAGCGGTCGCCAGTGACATGGCGGCAATTCAGTTAAACCAATACATCAGTCCCGAAACGCCCGAATCCATCCTGCAACATCTCCAGAAGCGTCCGCTCCTGCGGCATCTGGAAGCGAAGAAGAAGGAATGGGGCAGCGGCTTGAACTATGTGCGCGAAGGCGTCATGGGCGCGTTGCTCAAGGATCAAGCTGGCTTCCGCGCCGGTATCGCCGGTTCAGACCAGTTGGTGTTCAAAAAGTCGGACGGTGCGATTCAGACCCAATGCACGATTGGCTGGGCGCACTCCGGCATTCAAATCAGCCAGGACGAACTCCAGAGCGCCGGCATCCACATCACGGACGGCAAGAGCCGCGCGACCACGGACGAAAAGGAAAAGCTGCTCGACCTGTTTGCCACTCGTATGGCGGACTTCGGCGAGTCGGTCGCCATCACACGCAACTTGGCGTTGTGGAACGACGGCACGCAGGACGCCAAGGACATCCCCGGCATCTTCTCCATCCTTCAGGATGATCCTTCTACCACGCAGACCGTGCTGGGTATCAGCACGAGCAATACATGGTGGCGGAATCTCGCGGCGACGGGCATCGCTGGCGAAGATCCCAAGCTCGTGTATTCCAAGACGGACGGCACGCTGACCGAAGGGCTGGCGACGTATCACCGGCAGTTGACCCGCTACGGCGGCGACCCGGACGTGTGGCTGGCCGGTTCGGACTTCTGCGACATGGTTGAACGCGAGGCCCGTTACAAGGGGCTGAACACCGTCACCGGCTGGTATGACAAGAAAACCAACATCTTGGTCAAGGGCATCATGGTTGGGCCTTACACCATCGAATACGACCCGACGCTGGACGACAAGGGTATGGAAGCCCGCTTGGTGGTGTTCGACTCGAACCACCTCCGCCTGCGCCCGCAGAAGTTGGAGTGGGGCAAGATTCAGGACCGGCCCGAGCCGACGGACCAGCTCATCATCAGCAAGTCCATGACGGATCGCGGCGCGCTGACGTGCAATCAGATGGACTGCAACGGCATCTTCGATGCGGTGTGAGCTATTGAACCGAAACCGAAATCATCAAGACAAAGTGAATCACATGAAAATCAAGACACTCATCATCGGCGCGGTGCTGGCTCTCGGCCTGTTCGCCGCTCAAACGCAGGCAGTGGAAATCCTCGAAAAGACACTGCTGTCTGGA